GTCCGAGTCGATTCCTACAACGCCTTTGCCGGTGTCGCCAATGACCTTCTGGGGGCGTTTGATGGGCTGGCTTTTAGCGCAGGAGCCGGAATCATTGGAGTGCAGCTCACATCCCGCTCCAACATGTCCGCGAGACGCCGAAAGCTGCGAGAAAACCCGCTAGTGGCGTCTTGGTTGGAATCGGGCGGGCATGTCGAGCTTATTGGCTGGCACAAGCCGGGAACTAAGTGGGAGCCGGTGGTAGAGAGGTTGGAGGCTTGACAGATACCGCACTTGCGATGCTCCGGGCGGGGCTATCGGTGGTCCCTGTTAGTCAACAGGACTACGCTAAGTGGACTTCGGACACAAAGGCCATATCTTTCCCGTGGAAGGCTTCTGGTTGCACGGTCGCGCCCATGAGCGAACAGAAGGCGCGTTCAGTGTTTCGAAACGCTGCGGGTCTAGCCGTCGTTTGCGGGGACGCCTCGGGGGGCGCAGAGTTCGGGGAGTCCGCGGCCCTTACGATCATAGACTTCGACATTGAAACACTCTTCCCCATATGGGCGGATACCTGCGAGTCAGCAGGGCTAGAGGTTCGGACTTACACCACCGTCAAGACTCGGAAAGGCTTTCATGTCTACGTCCGCGCTCCGCTTCCAGTCAAGACAGAAAAGCTCTGCATGACGGACACCGGGGCCGATGGCATAAAGACAGGAATCGAGACGAGGGCAGAAGGTGCGATAGCATTTGGACCACCAACGCCAAACTACTCTTGGATTGTGGGCGGGTTCGAAGACATTACCGTCGTCTCAATGGAAGAGTTAGAATTGATGCTTTCCATTGCCCGTGCGATGGACAAGACAGGCCCGCGAGAACATTACAAGTCTAACAAGGTGTACGGGGACGGTCCTCCCGGCGATAGACCCGGAGACGTCTTCAATCGGAATGCGGATTGGCGGGAACTTTTGGAAGCGGACGGGGCGCGGTTCCTTTTCCAGCATGGCGAGCGGTGCCACTTTGCGCGTCCCGGAAAGTCTGATAGGTCTACAAGTGCAACAACGGGGAACGGTCACGATGGGCAGGACTTACTAAGGGTCCATAGCACGAATTGGCCGGGGCTAGATGCCGGGTGCTACTCCGCTTTTGCCTACTGGACGTACACGAGGCACAACGGGGATTGGAAGGCAGCCACCAAGGCCGCCGCGGAACTGTACGGAGTCAAGCGCGCCGTATCGGTCCCCAAACCTGCGGAAGTAGATGCGGTTGGATCTCGTTTGATCGGCGGCGCGGTTAAGGAGCGCGTGGAAGTAGATGCGGACACCCTGAAGGCCGACCGGGTTCTAGCCGAGTTTATCCACGAACAACGGCGGGGGCACTTCCTTTGGTGCGAGGCGTGGCAGTCTTGGCTCATTTGGACCGGCATGAAGTGGGAAAGATGCCCGTCCGTGTTCGGGTTGGTCGGGCAGATAGTGGAAGGGCTAGATCCTGCCCAGGACGCGGAACTCATGGGGATTCTGTCCTCTACTCGGCGGGTCAATGGGGCGTTGCCTTGGCTCAAGAGCTTTCCGGGCGTGTCTGTGGAGCCGGGGGACTTTGATAGTGACCCGGACATTCTGAACACGCTGTCTGGGATCGTAGACCTTCGGACGGGGCAGATAATGCCGCACAACCCCGCGGCGAGGTGCACGATGCTCGCACCTACAGAAGTGGCACAAAAGGCGGTGCCAGAAGGACCGTTTGCCAAGTTCATGGAAGAGATTTGCCTTGGCCGGGAAGAACTCGCCAATGCACTCGTTACATGGCTTGGCTACTCCATCACGGGCCGCACCAGTGCGCAGAAGTGGTGCGTGGGCGTTGGCGGTGGCCGGAACGGCAAGACGACCTTGGTCGAGGTCATGCGCATCTTGCTCGGCAACTATGCCGGGATGCTTCCGACTCAGCTTCTTCTAGAGTCTCGGTTCGACCGACCTACATTCCAACTGGAAGCCCTGCGTGGTGCTCGGTTCATTGCAGCCGAGGAACCCAACGGCCGCCGCAAGCTGGACCGGGAGTTCATCAAGCAATTCACGGGTGGCGGAACGATCCTAGTGGAAGCCAAGCACCAGAAGCCTTATCAGATGAAGATAACTGGGAAGCTCTTCCTTGCCACGAACCACAAGCCGGGAATTGAAAACGGGGAATTTGCATTTTGGCGACGGTGCCTTATGATCCCCTTCGATTACCGGGTGCCAGACGACAAGATTGTGGACGGGCTAGAGGAAACCCTTGTGAAAGAAGATGGGCCTAACATTATGGCTTGGCTGGTTGAAGGCGCGAAAGAGTTCTACAAGTCGGGGCTTATCATCACCGAGGACATGGCGAAAGAGATTGCTGATTATCAATCCGAGAACGATGACCTAGGCCGGTTCTTGGAAGAGTGCATAAATACGGAAGCGAATGGTTCTACCTTGCATCCTACTGCGCTCCTAACGAGTTACAACGCTTGGAGTATTGCCAACGGTTTGGGGACGATTGATGTGAAAGAGATCAAGAATCGAATGAAGCAAAAGGGATACAAGACGCAAGAACACGGGAAGAAGAACGCATGGGTCTACATTGGGTTAGAGATTATCGAACACTCCGAAAGAAGCTCCTACGACCTCCGGCAGGCGGGGCTGAACGACTGATGAAAACCACTCGCCAAAACCACTCGCCTACCACTCGCCGGGCCGTTTCTCGGCCTTTGCGCTGCGGTGGTGCTTTTTCTCGCTTGGAGGGAGTGGCGAGTGGTTTTGGGGATTTGGCGAGTGGTAGGCGAGTGGTTTTGGCGAGTGGTTTTTTGCTCGGATTTGAACCTAGGCGAGTGGTGGCGAGGGGTATTTGGCTATGAAGTTCACCTTCCCAAAAAAAGTTGTGGTAGAGACCGCAATATCAGAGGTTCAAGGGGCTGTAGCGCACGTAAAAAGGGAGTTACCACTCGCCACCACTCGCCACCATTCGGATTCCGAACGATCCCGCATTGCAAACCTTACCGATATTCCTCGCACCGATCACGCGGCATTCCGCTCCTGGTGGTTGGGGGCTCACTCGCGGCGGTGTTGTCTGGAAGTCCTTAGCCGCTACGGCTCCGAGGGGTTCGGGTTGGAGTTGGAGCTATGTGAGGTGGCGGAGGAGGTCATGAAGGCTGCGGACGTGCACCGGGACGCTTTCGAATCCACGCGGGAGCGGCTAGCGGGGCGCATGTGGTCTTTGATTAACTCATTAGAGCCTCCTGACGGTTTGCTGTCGGGACCGGAACTTGCGGCGGCGGGAGTGGAGGTGTTCGATTATGTTCCAGCTTAGTTTGTTACTCGAAGATGAAACCAAAACAAGGCCAGAGTTTACGATTGTATCGATGCCGCAGGTTGAGATCAAGAATGCGGAAACTATTCGGGTTCCTGCCGACAGTCACTTCCTGGGATGGACCGACGTGGAGCTGCTGAGGAATGGCGGCCCAGAAGCGATGGAGGTATTTCTCACGCGCTACCGCAAGACACTGGAAGGATTCCCCGACGAATACCGCGCGCTGGTGGTGGCCAAGTGGATCAGCGTCGGCAAAAGGTACCGAGTCGTGCGTTCAACCAAGCTGGTGACGTGGCTTATTTACGTCGGCAACAACGCAATCAGAGACGCGGAGCGGAAGCTCATCCGCCATGAGATCGGTCACAAGCTGTTTCAACGTACCACGGTCGAAGCAGACACGCCTTACGAGATGTTCATCGAGGCGGACTACCTTGCTTGGGATTTTGACCGCGTTGATCCTGATGTGGCGGAGCTTGCTCGGGCTGTGATGTCCGGTGAAATCGAGCCTGACCAGCTCACCGATTTTGAGCGTCAATCCCTTCGAGATGCGTGGGAGACGCTGCAGCTATGAACGAAAGACAACTTCAGTTTGCCCGTGAGTACGCGATTGACGGGAACGGGGCAAGGGCCGCAGTTGCCGCTGGATACTCGGGCACGAATGCACGGGGGCACGCATGCCGGCTGCTAGCGAATGACCACGTGAGGGCAGAGATCAAACGCCTGAAGGGTGAACTCGACGACTCCCGGATTCTGTCCGCCCGCGACGTGCTGGTCAACCTCAGTCGGCTTGCTGAAACGGCTGAGAAGGAAGTGGACCGCATCCGCGCCTTAACGCTCCTTGCTCGCCATCACGCGCTCCTTGTTGACCGTGTTGTGCTCTCGGAGGAAGACAGCCCGCTCAAGACGTTGCGGGAGGTTCTTGCGGGTGACTGAGCGGGAACTTGAGATCGCGCGGCGGCTTTGGAAGTTTGCGCCTCATGGTGAGGTCCAGCGGCGTTTCCTGCTCGCCGATGCAAAGGTGAAGACGGCCGCGTGCGGTCGACGTTGGGGGAAGTCCGAGGCTTGCAGCGTCGACATTGCGCTCTACGCCCTGAAGCACCCCCAGAGCACCCAGTACATCATTGCTCCGACGGACGATCAGACCTCGGTCATCATGGACGCGGTTTCGGAGAGGCTCCACGCGATTGCGGGGATGCGCCACCACATGCGAGAAGTCAAGCGACCGTACTACACGATTCGGATGCTGGACGCGGAGCACCCGAGGAACCGAACCACCATTGCGGGACGCACGGCGGGAGGCAAAGGGATTCGGGGGCGGAACGCTAGCCGCCTTATCGTCGACGAGCGGCAGGACGTTTCCGACGACGTGATGGAGAAGGTCATCCTCCCGCTGCTCACCGACACCGATGGGGATCTTGTTCAGATTGGAACCCCCAAGGGCAAGGGCGGGTTTTACCGGGACTACATGCGCGGTCTCGCGGGTGAAGAGGGCTACGCATCATTCAACGCTCCGACGACCGACAACCCGCACATCTCCGCGGCTTACGTGGCTCGCCAAAAGGACAAACTGCCCGACCGAGTCTTCCGGCAGGAGTACCTTGCGGAGTTTCTGGACGACTCGGGCGGCGTCTTCCGTGGGGTGTCCGATGCGGTGGGCGCCTTGCCTGCGACCGAGCGGACCGGGACCGTCTCCATCGGCGTCGACCTCGCCCGCAAAGAAGACTTCACGGTCATCAGCGTTCTGGACGCGAACGGTGAGCAGATCAGCTTCGAGCGGTTCAACGAGATCAGTTGGAAGCGGCAGGTCAGCTTGATCGAAGCCACGTACAACCGCTACCCCGGCGCGACGGTCTACCTGGATTCGTCCGGGGTGGGTGACCCGATCTACGAGCAGGTGCGGGGCCTGGGGATTCGCGTCAAGGGCTACCTGTTCACCAACGCAAGCAAGGAGCAGCTTGTCGACAATCTTGCGATGATGATTGAGCAGGGAAAGCTCAGCCTGATGGACGAACCCCAACAGACCGCCGAACTGGTGGAGTACGCCTACGAGATCACGGCCGCGCGGAACATCCGCATGAACGCTCCCGCAGGTCAACACGACGACTGCGTAATCGCTTTGGCACTCGCGGCCTGGGGTATCCGGCCGTCTGCAGCCGTTGAGCCGATGGTCATCATCCCCGGTTCGCGTTGATCCTCTTAGGATGCCGACCATTATCGAACGCGCTCGCCTTGCCCTTCGCAAGGGTTTCAACTGGCTTGCCGCTGCAGGCGACATCCAAGCTATTGCCGGTGGCATCGGGCGCGGTCCTCTTCGCGTGCCGTACAGCTCGAGCGAAGCCGGGGCAAACACGGTCATTGCTTCGGCGGTGAACTACCTGATGCTCAACTTGCCGGAGCCTCCGCTGCAGTTTGGGCGGATGCTGGACGAACAAACCTTCCGGGCTACTCCCAACGAGATCGCCTATCAGCTCGTGGACAACCCTCTGGGCGGCGTCCTGACCACCAAGCGACTAACCAGGCGGGAGTTGGTCCAGCACGTCGGAACCTCGCTCCTGCTCGACGGCAACGCCTACCTTCACAAGCTCCGCGATGAGCGTGGGCGCATCCAAGGCATCGAGGCTCTGAGTTTCCTTGCGGTCAAGCCCAACATCGACCAGCACAGCGGCGAGATTCGGACGTGGCAGGTTCAGACCACCAAGGGCATGATGGACGTTCCTCCCGAGGACATGATCCACTTCCGGTGGGGGATTGACCCGGACGGTCACCGAGGGCAAAGCCCGCTGAAGTCCGCGATGCGGCAGATTCTTTCCGACAACGAGATCGCGGTCTACACCCACTCGATTCTCAAGAAGCCGAGTATCTCGGGGATCGTCAGCCCGACGGACGGAAACGGTTGGAACGCGAACCAGGCCGAAGCGATTAGCGCATCACTCACCCAGGTGGCGAGCGGCGAGAACGCGGGCGCGATTGTTGCGCTCACCGCTCACGCCCGCTTTGAGAAGACCTCGATCAACCCTGCGGACATGGACATCAGCGTCATGGCGAAGCTCGGAGAGGAACGCATCTGCGCGGTGCTTCGGATTCCGGCCGTGGTGCTCGGGGTTGGCGCGGGGCTTGCAACTTCAACTTACAACAACGTCCAGGAAGCGAAGGCGCAAGCGGCTGAAGACCTCCTCGTTCCGATGTGGCTCCTGATCGAGGACGTGCTGAACGATCAGCTCTACCGGGCCGAGTTCAACGTTCGCGGCGGTCAGACATTCACCTACAAGTTCGACACGAGCAAGGTAGCCGCGCTGCAGGAGGACGTTGAAAGGCTCCACCAGCGAACCGTGAACCTGTTCGACAAGAACATTGTCGACCGGGCCGAAGCTCGGGCGGCCTTGCGGTTACCCGTTCGCCCCGAGGATGGCGGAGTCTACGCCTTCCAGCTTCAAGCCATGCGAGGACTGCCGATGACCGCGCCGGACAAGGTGAAAGCCCTTCGCAAGTCGGTCGAAGAGGCGGTCTGACATGTGCCGCCACGCGCACCTCGTGAAGCTCGCAGCGCAACCGATCCTTGTGGAGCCGGACCGCGACCCGTTCGCCCGCTACATCGTCGGAGCCGATGAGGACATGCGGGATCTTGCGGACTCCCTGAAGGCTGGTGACATCACCCTCTCCCAGTGGTACGAGAAGTTCACCGCGGCGATTCTGGACGGGCACACCGCTTCCCACTCGATCGGCCAAAGCATGGCGGGCACGACCCCGGACCTCGGGGCGGCGGCTATCCGGGGGCAGATGATGCTCGACATCGAAAGCGAGTACATGCAGGGGTTCCTGTTCGATCTTCAGGGTGGACGGTACGGCGACATTGGCGCGGACGATTTCGCGGCGGAATCGGTCTACTACCGGGAGCGCATGTACCTCGGAAAGATGCGGGGCACTGCCGGGTATGGATTTGTGGACGGCTCCGATGCGGCGGCGGAGTTTGAGTGGGTGCTCGGTGGGATCGAGGAGCACTGCCTCGACTGCCCCGTGCTTGCCGAAGGTGGGCCGTACACGAAGTCGACGCTCTACGCGACTCCAGGCTCGGGTGACACCCCTTGCCTGGGGTACTGCAAGTGCTTCCTGCGCCGCGAAGACGGGGCAGAGTCGCCTTACTCGGTCTTCTGACCGGGCGCACTTGCGTTGATCCTAACGTGGAGAGATCACGCAAGTCACTCAGCCTGGAGGTCAAGTCCTATTCGGAGGATGGCCCTGGCACGCTTACCGGTTATGGTTCGGTCAAGAACGTCCTCGATTCCTACGATGACGTGATCGTTGATGGTGCCTACCAAGGGCTTGACGAGCTGGTGAAGTCAGGGTACGGCGCGGTCGGTCACGACTGGTACGAGACGCCGATTGCGATGATCATGGACGCTCAAGAAGACGATCACGGGCTGCTGTTCACCTGGAAGTTCCACAGCACGGACGAAGCCCAGGCCGCTCGCCGGGTGATCATGGAGCGCATCGCCGAAGGGAAGACGGTGCCCCTCTCCATCGGCTACTACGTCACGGACTCAAGCTACGAGCGGCGCGAAGGCAAAGACGTCCGCATCCTTCGCGGCATCCAAGTTTTTGAGATTTCGTACGTCAACACGGCGGCTAATTCAGCAGCCATGGCGACGGACGCAAAGGCCGACCGGACCGGGGTTCCGTTCGCCAAACAACTCGATCACTGCCTTGGCCAGCTGGACGAGATCATCACCCGCGCGAATGAGATCGCGGACTTGCGGAAGGGAGTTTCGGACACGAAGCTCGCTCAGCTTGGCGTGCTCAAGTCTCGAATCGAGACGATCATGGGCAACGCCACTCCCGAAGAGGAAGCGAAAGGCGACGGCCTAGCGGTTCCACTCGGCGCAATCCACGAGCTTCAGCAACGCGCCCGACTGTTAGGACTCGACTGAAATGAACATCGCAGAAATCGAATCTAAGCACACCGAACTACTGGCCAAGTACCGAAAGACCCTGCTCGACGCGGGGAACGTCAAGTTGGCCGACGGCTCCGAGGTGCCCAACCTCACGACCGATCAGTACACCGAGCTTCGCCAAATGCAGGACGACCTGCAATCGTACGGCCAAAAGCTGAACGATGCGAAGGACGCGGCAACGAAGGCCGCTGGCATGTCCACCGCGTTCCTCGAGCGCAAGGAAGCCGCGAACCCCTTGAGCGTGGCACAAGCCGCACAGGAGCGCAAGAGCTTTGCTCAGCAAGTCGTCGCTCTGAACCTCAAGGAAGCCAAGGGCCGAACGTTCGAGATCGACGCCGACCTCCTCTCCATGCCTGAGTTCAAGCTCAACGGCGGCGCGGAGTTCAAGGCGACGATGACGACCACCGCGAACGGCTACGGGCCGGAAGTGCTCCGAGACGGGGACGTTGTGCTCGCCGCGCAGCGACCTCCGCAACTCATTGACTTCCTGCCGAGCTACACGACCACGCAGAACGCCATCAAGTACATGGTGGAAAGCACGTACACTCCGGCATCGGCGGCAGTTGCTGAAAACAGCAACGCGGCAGAAGCCACCTTCGCGTACACGGAAACCACGGACACCATCCAAAAGATTGCGTCCTACATTCCGATCACCGAGGAAGAGCTTGAGGACGTGCCCTCGCTCGAAGAGTTGATCCGCTCGCGGCTCATCTTCGGCTTGCGGCAAGCCATCGACACCCAGGTCACGGTTGGATCTGGAACCGCTCCGAACATTCGCGGTGTGTACAACACCACGTCCATCGGTTCGGTTTCAATCGCTACTCAAACCACCGACCGACTGCGCTGTATCCTCGATGCGATCTACCAGGTGAACATTGTGGGCCGCGCATCCGCCAACCTCGTGGTCTTCCACATGGCGGACTGGGTTGCGCTCGCTCAAACGCGAGACAGCCAAAACCGTTACCTTCTCGGTGACCCGACGGCCGGCATGTTCAGCACCCTCTGGGGTCTGCGCGTGGCGAACTCGGAAGCCCTCACGGCAACCAACTCGCTGGTCCTCGACACGAGCTACTTCCCGGTCGCGTTCCGACGCGGCGTGACGGTGGAGTACTCCGACAACGTTGCCTCGAACTTCCTCGCGGGGGTCAAGGTCATCAAGGCTACGGCGCGAATCGGTCTCAAGAAGCGACGCGCAACCGCTGCGTGCCGCGTCGTCCCATAAGGGCGATTCGGTTACGAGAGACTGCTCTGGGGCCTCCACCTTCGCGGGTGGAGGCTCCTTTGCGTTGATCCAAGTGTATGGCTACCGCAGATGTAACCTTGATTCTCGCCGCAAACGGCAAAGTGGGCACGGAGGGCAACGCCTGCGGGTCGGTGCTCGTGAACGCTGGCGAGGAAGTGGACACCGATTTGCTCGCGAAGCACGGGATCAAGTTCGATTCCAAAGGCAAGCTGACCGGCTACTCCACTGACCCGATCCCCGTGACGTTTCCCGGACTCGCAGAAGCTAAGGCCCAGTTTGATCAGGTCTTGAATGCGGGCGCAGAGCCTGCCGATCAAAAACCCGAAGACAAGGGAGCCAAGAAGTAAGTGCCACGTAGCGCGTACCCGACCGGGGCAGAAGTTAAGTCCCGGCTGAGCTTGATGGGGGTGACGATCACCCTTAGCGATGCCCAGGCCCTAGAGTTCTCCGAAGCGGCTTCCGCCCGGTGGGAGTCCTTGGTTGGGTACGCGCCATTCTTCGGCTCGAACGACGTCACGCGGACTTTCAACTGTCCCAACAACTCGGGCCACCTGCTGCTCGATGGGCCGATGTGGAGGGTGGACGATGTTGCGATTGACGGAACTTCATTGGCGTCCGGTACCGACTGGTGGAAGCCGAGTGCTTCGGGTCCGTGGACGTACCTCGTGCTGAACAACCGAATCCTCGGCAACCCGCAGGAGATCAGCGTGAACGGGATGTGGGCATGGTCGCAGTACGTGCCCGAAGAGGTATGGCAGTGCGTGATGGATTCCGCCTGCGCTCAGATTGTCCGCATCACCCAAGGCGCGACGGGGCCGGTGTCGGAGATCCAGCAGGAGTCCGTGAAGATCAAGTACGCGGGTTCGGTCACTGATGGGTTCGGATTTGCCGACCAGGCCGAGAAGCGCATGGAGAGGCTAGCGGCTGACTACCGCGTGACGATGTTCCGATGAGCCTCGCCTACAAGCCCCACACGGTCACGGTGAACCCGGTCAGTGCTCGCACTTCCGGCGGGACGGTCACGGGCACCACCTACGGGACTTCGGCGAGTTACCGCGGCCAACTGCGGAAGCTCTCGGTGGAGTCTTCGCTCAAGGAGTTCGGCTACGAGGTCAAAAACCCGGCGGTCTTCCTGCATGACACGATGGCGACCCCATTGAAGCTCGGTGACCGCGTGACCTACGGCGGCGAGAAGTGGCTCGTGCGCGGGGTCATCATCCACGACCAAGAAGCGATCACGGCGCACGTCAAGGTGCTGCTGTCCGACGAGGAGAACCAAGCCTAATGGCAACTTTGAGCGAAGTTTACGCACCGATTCGCGACTACCTGACGGGCCGGATTCTCGCGGCCTGGACGGACGTCAACAACAAGCTCTACATCTCGAACGACCCGGCGAAGCTGGACCCGCCTGTGGCTCGCATCAACCTCGAAAGCCTTGAGCGCATCGGCGGTGAAGGCACCCCACGGAGCGACCGCTACCGCATGACGTGGCGTATCGGCGGGGTCTGGCCCAAGCACGCGACCACTTCCAGCGACCTTCTGAGGATCGAGAAGCTGCACGCGCTGCAGTCGGTCATCTTGGTGCAGAACCACCCCGGAAGCTACGGCATGAACCCGCAGATCGAAATGATGGGCGGCGCGATGGGTGACGACGACATGGATGGGTACGTCGTGGCAGAAATGCTGTACACCGTGGACGTTGAGATTGGAAGGGGCAACTGATGGCACTTCTCATCCACTCCAACATCACGGCCGTTCGCAAGCGGGCAGTGCGTCGGCTCGCGGGCCTGGAGCGCAACATCATGGACGTTCACAAGTTCATGGGCTACGAAGGGAAGAAGGATTTCATTGCGGGCACCGGGGGAAGCATCTCGACTCGCGCCTTGCGGACCCTTGGTCATCCGTTCGCCCGCGAGGGTGCGATGGGAACGACTCGCTTCACGTACGCCAAGCGCGGCGAAAAGCTCGCACGGCTCGGCACGACCGGCAAGAAGGGGCAGGTCACCAAGAAGGGCGTCGTGCGGCTCCTGCCGATCAACCGGCAAACCGGGAAGCTCCGTTCAGCGATCACGCTTGATGGGCCGATGGGCACCAACCACACGCTGAAGCTGTACTCCAAGGTCTTCGACGGCCGGCAATGGGTTCTCCATCCTCGCGGCACGAGCAAGATGGTTGCGCGTGGTCTGCTGGGTCCGGTCGGCATGTTGAACAAGCGGCACAAGGCTCGCCGGGCCGGTTACGTTGATCTACTGAGACGCCTTAATCGCCAACTACCATGAACCGTCAAGATTTCACTGATAT